CAAGAGCAATTAAAATTTGGAAACTATAATGTTGCATTCAAAAAATTAAGAGTGTTAGTTAGAGTTTTAAGAAATAAAGAAATGTTTGTAAAATAAAAAAGGAAAATATATTATGAAAACAAAATTTGAAAAATTAATTGAATATTTTGAGAATAACGGAGAAAAGAAAGAAGATAAATATGGTTGTACACATATTGTATATTTTTACATTAATGACTTCTATATAAGATTTTATAATGGAGAATTATTAATATCAAAAAGTAATATAAGATTTAGATATTATCCAAAAAATATAATTAATTGTACTTGTGAATTATTTACTTCAGTAGAGCTTATTTTTAAAAACAATGAAGATGAAAAAGAATATTATAGAATTTGGAATGAAGTATTTAAACCATTTATTGATAATTTAGAACTTAAACCATATTTTAAAGATTTGCAAAATTAATTTAGACGAAAAAAAACCCCAATTAAGGGGTTTTTCTATTTATTGATTACTCAACAATGTTGGTAATTAAACCGAATGCTGGAGTGTAGTAGCACTGTAAAACACCGTCAAAATACACACCATTTAGACAATAAATGCTCTTCAACTTTATTAGTTTGACGACAAACAGCTTTATATCTTAAATCACTCTCTTTTAAATTTATAAATGCTAATTTTTTATTAAGTAAAATTATTTTTGCTGCAATTCTACTTAATAATTTTGTTAATGCTTTTGATTTATCTAAAGATTTAACTGTCAATTTTAAATTTAATAAAGTTGTAAATCTTGAATTAAGAAAGTTTAATTCATTTTCAATTTTTAATATATCTCTCATAACTATCTCCTTTTGTTATTATGGTTACTTCTTAATATAATTCAAATTATATTAAAGTCAACAATTATTTTAAGTTTAAATAGAAAACCCCTTATTGGGGTTTTTTTTCGCCTTCATATATGTTTAATTAAAATTCTACAATATAAATCCTTATTGTTTAATTTCAAATCTTTACCATCATTACCTTTTCTAAAGCCAACAATTTCAAATTGATTAGGATTATGTTTTTCTAAAAATGTTATAGGAACTCCCATTAATCCTTCATAATTAATTGGTATTTCTTTTACTTTAGATATTTCAATAGCATCATGGTTATCATATTTTTGATACTTTGTATTTAAATATACTTCATTTAAACATAAAAATTCTTTTCTTTTATTATGTTCTAAATTAGTGAACCAAACTGCATTAACTATTTTAGTACCTTTTTCTCCAAGTCTAAATGTCATACTTCTAGGACTAACTCCAAGCCATAATTCATTATTTTTTATCAACTTAAACACTTCTTTATAAGTAATTGCATTTGTATTGCCAATAATTAAAAACTTCTTTTTGTATTCAATTATTTGTGAAATATACTCTCTAAATAAAGAAAATGGAGGATTTGTACAAACAATATCTGATTGCTTTAATAATTCTATACACTCTTTTGAACGAAAATCACCATTTCCAGTTAAAAACTCTCTTGTTTCTTTAATACTACCCTCTATATCTTCAAGAATTACACATTCAAGTTTATATGATTTGTCATATAGGTCATTCTCAGTGTAATGAGTGGATATTAGTTTTTTAATTTTATATTCTTGCATGTTTGATTTAAAGAAAATATAAAATTGTGACCATTCAGGATCATCACAATTACATAAAACAGTTTTATTTTCAAAAAGATGTTTATAGTTTTTTAATTCAAGTTCAATATCATTTTTTTGAGTGTAATATTCATCGTTTTTATTTCTTTTAGCTTCAATTAAATTTTGTTTATTTGGCTTAAATTCTACCTCATTTTTATTATTCATTATAATTACACCTTTTTATTATAGTTATTTATTAATATAATTCAAATTATATTAATAGCAAGTGTATTTTATATAAACAAACAAATAAAAAAGACTTCTTTGTGAAGTCTTTTTTTTATGGAAGATATTAAATCTTTTTTACTTTTTCTTTAATATTTTTTACTGGCAACTGTGCTTTTAATTTTCTATTAAACTGTCTCTTTTCCCATAAGCCAGTTATTAAATCTCTTGTTTCTTCATTATTCAACATTTCACCGTTATTGAATTTAAGACATCTTCTTGCTCTTTTCCAATATCCTTTTGGCATTAAATGTTCTCCAGTATGTAAATCACTTAATGTATATTTATTTATTATATTTCCAACTACTCCACCACCAAGATTTGGCAAGCTTGCCACTAATTGCGCAATACTCATTTTAATTTCTCCTTATTTTTAACTTCCCATTTTTTCAAAAAAGATAACATGTAAGGGTCATTTTTATGAATATGAATCTCTTTAGAAACATAGTTTGAACCTACATAATTTCCAATTAACCAATTAATAACTTCTTTCATTTTAATTTCTCCTTAAATTTTATTTATTTTTTGTTTAATCTTTTTCTCTGGAACTCTTTCTGACAATTCTTTGTTTAGAACAAATTTCAAAAACAATTCTCTTAGTTCACTAAAGTCTTCGTGATTATATATTCTTGCTTGATTTATTTGTTTTGTTTTTATATTATAAGTTAAATGATATATATTACCGATTTTGCTATCGAAAAAATGAATTACAAGATTATTTTTTTTATCATCATTATAAATTGAAATTTTTATATTTTTTATAATAAAACCAACTGCCTTATAGATTTTTACATTAAACTTTTCTCCACATTTGTTTAAAAACTCTAAAACTAAATCTTTATTTCTCATTGGATTTTTTAACTTACTTAATTCTTTAAATGTTTTATTTTTCATAACTATCTCCTTTTATTATTATGGTTACTTCTTAATATAATTTAAACTATATTAATAGCAAGTGTATTTTTGCTTTTCTTTTAATTATTTCTATAATAAAAACAAAAGAGAATAAAATTATGAATTATGTTGATTTAGAAGATGTCAAGGATTACTTAGGAGTAAAACACACTGAAGAAGATGTTTTATTAACAAGATTAATTTCTTCTGCAAGTAATTTCATAGAAAGTTATTGCAATAGAAAATTTAATTTAGAAGAATTTACTGATTATTTCAATGGAAATAATGGTTCATATCATGTCTGTCAACAATGGCCAGTCATTTCTGTGTCTTCCATAAGTTCAGAAAATGCAACTATAAATTTAAAAGTTATAGATGGAAGAAGTATTTATGTAAAAGAAATATTCCCAAAAGGGATTATGAATTGCTCAATGACTTATCAAGCTGGATATTCAATTCTTCCAGAAGATTTAAAGCAAGCTATTATTGAATTAGTGTCTGTTGCCTACAAACAAAAAGATAATATAAACTTATCTTCAAAGAATATGGGAAATGAGACAACTTCTTTTATTGTAAAAGCTATGCCTGATTTTGTTGCTATTAAATTAAAGCAATATAGGAGAGTATTTTGATTAATTTTAAAATACAAATAGATGATATAAGAGTGCAAGAGTGGTTTAAAAGGACTCCAAAAGCTCTTGATACTGCTATGCAAAGCATAGTTAGAGAATTAGGTATTCGTCTAACTAATAAGATTAAAGCAAATAAATTAACTGGTAATCCATTAAAAGTTCAGACTGGAAGATTAAGAAATTCTATTCATTCTGATGAAGTATTTTCTGGAAATACTTATACAACAAATGTTGGAACAAATGTTAAATATGCTGCAATACATGAATATGGTTTTAGTGGTTCACAATCAATTAAAACTCATTCAAGAACTATTACACAAGCATTTGGTAAACCGATAGGCTCAACAACATTTTCAGTGTCTGCACATATTAGAACTGTTCATATGCCTATGAGAAGTTTTGCAAGAAGTGCTTTGGCAGAATTCACACCACAAATAAAGCCAATTATTGAAAATAGAATTGATGCTTTGCTTTTAGGATAATAATATAATGTTAAATAGAAATGAAATATATAATAGTCTTTTAGAATTAATTGCAACTGCTCATAATTTCAAAGAAGTAAGTCGTAGACCAAAGACTTGGCAAGAATGCAGTAATAAACCAGCTTTATTTTTAGAAGAACAATCAGAACTTGCTAATAGTTCTGTTCGTGGTGGACCTATTAAGTGGACTTTAAGTGTTGAATTGATTGTTTATACACAAACAGGAAGTTCAACTAAAGTGACTCCATTTGATGAATTAAATAATATTATTGATAAAATAATAGATTTATTTGACCCTTCTAAAATATATGGTGGTGTTCAAAAGGTGGGGGGATTAGTTGAATCTTGCTATATAGAAGGTGCAATTGAGAAGTACGGTAATAATAGTGATATGACGGGTGCAATAGCAATTATTCCAATTAAAATGGTAGTTGCTAATAGATAAATATTTAATATAATAAAAATAAAAACAGGAGATTAAAATAATGGACGCAAATAATAACTTTTTCTTTGGATCTGGCGCAATCTGGATTATTGAAAAGAACGATGTATATGGAAACAAAATACAAAACCCTACCCCAAAAATGGCTGGTGCTATTCAAGACTTTAGTGTTGACTTAAGTGCTGAAGTAAAAGAGCTTTTTGAAAGTGGAAGTCAACACGCTGTAGCATTGGCAAAAGGTAAAGAATCAGTCAGTGGTTCATTTAGTCTTGCAAATATGTATGGTGATGCTTTAAATGCAATGTATTTCGGATCAGTTATGGAAGATGGTTCTAATGTGACAGTTCAAGACACAGTTGGAACAGTTATTAGTGTTACTAATACAATAACTGTAACTGCTCCAAATTCTGGTGTATTTAATATGGATTTAGGTGTTGTTCATGGTGCAACTTACCAACCATTTCAACGTGTAGCATCTGCACCTATAACTGGTCAATATTCAGTTGATGCAAATGGTGTTTATACTTTTGCAAGTGCTGATGAAGGTGTTAAAGTTTATATAAACTTCTACTACAAATCACCAACTGATGGAAAAACAATAAATAGTAATACACAAAAAATGGGACCAACACCATCTTTTACATTAATTGTTTCTTTAGCTGGACCAGATGGACAAGCATGCACACTTACTTTATATAAATGTGTAGCAAGTAAATTAGGTATTTCTACTAAACTAGATGAATTCGTAATTCCAAAAATTGAATTTAAAGCACAAAGAGATGAATTAAGAAGAGTTTATTCTTTATCTCAACCTAATAGAAATTAATTAAAAAAGGGCTTAGGCCCTTTTTTTTCTTAATTATTCCCTCCTTCCCCCCATCTTTTAAAGAAAAAGGGAAACAAGGGGGGAAGGTTAAACTATTGATTTAATTGATTTAATAGCATTATTCCCCCCTTCCCTCCTTCTTATTTCAATTATATATATAAAAATTAATAATAATATATTTTATAAATTTAAAAGAATGATGTTTAAATACATTAAAAAAATAAAGTACAAAAAAACATATATAAAGAAATAGGAAATAAGGGGGGAAAGAGGGAAATCATATATAAAGCCTTATAAAACAAGGCTTTAACCTTCCCCCCTCAATGTCCCCCCTTAAATAGATGGGGGGAAGATTAAAATACTTTAATTTAATTTTAATTATCTGTTGACTATTAAGATAATTTGAATTATATTAATAACACCATACCAAAACATTTAGGAGATTTATATGGAAGATAAAAAATTAGTAGAACAAATTGGCTCTTTTTACAAACTTGTAATAACATCAGTTAAAGAAGACAAAACTGTTGTATTGAAAGAAAAAGAAGTTAAAACAATGCTTTCAGACAATGTAAGAGCATTTAAAAAACAATTTGCTGATAAATTAATCAGTAGAAATGTAAAAGAAGAGAAAATTTACGAATCTGAAGCTTTAGCATACAAAGAACTTATTGCTTGTTCTTCTGTTAAGTTTTCAATTTGGAAATGGCTTAATGAAGTATTTGCTTCTTTACCAGCAGATGTACAAAAAACTGAAGTTAAAAACAATGATTTAATTAAATTAAATATTGCAATTTCAATCTCAAACAAAAACATTGCAAACAATAAGATTAAAACACTTATTAAACCAATTGAAAGTGTTGTAATTAACACACAATCAATTGATGAAGAATCTATTGAAAAAACTGCAAGCGAACTTGAATATAACGGTAAAATATTTTGCACTAAAAAAGATTTAGAAATTTATCTTGATTGTATTGAAAGATATAACCAAAAATATGTGTTTATGGATTTGGAAGGAACATCTGTTATTTCTGAAATTGTAACTATTAAAAAGAAAAATACTGTTAATTACAAACATAGAACACATGCAAAATTTTTAGAAGCAACTTGTGATGACATTTATTATGTTGAAGACAGAAAAGGAAATCCAAGAAAAATGTACTTTAATCAAGAATATTTAGAAAATAAAGAAATTAGAGTTAGATTTTCAAATGCAGTATTTAATCCAGATCCTGAATTTGATGATGACACAACATATAATTTTTGGAAAGGTTTTGTTGAACCTCGAAAAGGTGATGTTTCAAAATTCATTAATCATGTGGATAAATTAATTGTTGGAACAAAAGAGCAAAAAATGCACTTAATTAAACAATTGGCGTGGTCTGTAAGATTCCCTCATGACAATTTTGGTGTAGTTCCAGCATTTAGAGGAAGTCCAGGATGTGGAAAATCAACTTTATCTGAAACATTTATGGCTATTTGTCCTAATCACTCAATAATGACAAGTGATCTAAAAAGTTTGTTAGAAGGTTTTAATGGTGAAACTGTTTATATTAAATACTTTTTAGGTGAAGAAGCTTTATGGGGTGGTGATAAAGCTTTAGAAGGTAAATTTAAACACGCTGTAACTGGTGAAACAAGAGCAATTGAAATTAAAGGTGTTACAAAATTCTATATTGATAATCATTCTCAATTTATCTTAACTACTAATGAAAAATGGGTTATGCCAGTCGGTAGAGGTGATAGAAGAGGTGAGATTTTTGATTGCACTGAAACTATGGTGGGAAAAGAAAATCATCCTTATTTTGCTGACTATAAAGAATGGTTATATGGAGAAGGAAAACACGCTTTAGTTTATTATTTTATGTATGAAATTGATTTAGAAGGTTTTAATCCTCGTGAATTAGTAGAAACAAAAGCAAAATTAGATGTTAAATTAACTTCCTTGGGTCATGTTGCACAATTTTTATATAATGCGCTTTCTGGTGATATATCAGACGGTTCATTAGATAAATGGACTGATATTGAAATACAACCAAAAAGACAAGATTTATTTGAAATCTTTCAAAACAATAGTAGAAGTAAAGTAACTATTAGAGAATTTTCTCAAACAATGGCTGAAATATTTAATTTTGATAAAAATTGGAAAGACAATTGGAAATCTTCAAGCCGTGGTTCATATTATAAATTAGGAACATTACAAGCCGCAAGATTAGCATTTTGTTCTTATATTAAAGCTGAATTCTCTGATGTATTTGGTGAAAATGAAAGTTTAACTATTGTTCAAAACTCTTCTGAAAACAATGTTATTCAAATTAAAGAAGTTAAAGCCGAAATAATGCCAGTAATAACACAATTAAGAAGAAATGAACCAGTTATTATTAGTAAAGGACCAACATTACCATTTTCATTAAAAAGATAATCAAATTGATATAAATAAATAAGCCCCTATGGGGCTTTTTTTATTGTCTTCTTGTTATTTTAATTATTTCTAATATTATTAATTCATAACTAAAGGATATTATTATGAAAGATTATGAAGTAGAAAACAAAGGTGTATTAATTACTTTGGGCAAAAAAGATTACATTGTTCCCCCATTAAATTTTGATGCAATTGAATTGTTTGAAGAAAGAATTGAAAATATGCCAAATTTAACTGTAATCAAACAAGTTTCATTAATGGTTGATATATGCCATTGTGCAATATTAAGAAATTATCCAGATGTAACAAGAAAAGAAGTTGCTAAGTTTTTAGATTTTACAAATATTAGTGATGTATTTACAACTGTGATGGCATCTTCTGGTTTAGTTGGAACTGCACAAGAAGCTGGAGTTAATGAATCTGGTGAAGTAAAAAAGTAAGTTGGAGTGAAGTTTATGCACATATTATGTCTTCTTTTCCAGCTTATACATATAAGTCAGTTGGTAAAGAAATGACTATTCCTATTTATAAGGAGTTGCAAAAATTTCAAGACAAGTTCCCTCCAACTTATCAATTGATTGCTGGTTACATGGGATTTACTGGTAAACCAAAAGAAGAAAAGAAAACAAATAAAGTGGGTTTAAATTTATTCCAATCATTACAAGAAGGAAGTAAAGGTGAATCAATAGAACCAAGGATGATATAAATGGCAACTAATAATAATAATGTAAATGTCTCAATAACGGCTGATGCTGGTCAATTTATTACAAATATAAAACAAGCTGAGACTGCTTTAAGTACTGCTGTTAGTAATATGAAAAACGCTATTACAAGCTTAGGTTCATCAGCAACAACTTTAACAGCCAGCTTTTCAAGTATGACTGCTCAAACAAGAGCTTTTATGAGTGCTTCAGGCGCTACTGCTGGCTCTACTGCTGCAACAAATGCGATGTTAAGTGCGTTAAATGGAACACTTGCAACTGTTGCCCAAAGATTAGCAAATAACACATCAGCACTTCATAACACTGACATAAGTATGAGGGCTTTAGCGGGTGCAACTGCCGGTGCTACAACTGCTATGGGTGGATTAACTACTGCAACCGTTGCAAATACTGCCGCACTTCATGCCTCTGGTGGTGGTGCTGCTGGTGCTTCTGGTTCATTTTCTGGATTGCTTGGAACTATTGGTGGACTTGTAAAAGGTTTTGCCGCTTTATATGTTGCACAAAAAGCACTTGAAATTTTTAAAGAGTCAGAACAAGCTGTTATTAGCGCAGAACAATCATTTAAAGGTTTTGAAAGTGCTGTTAATGCCACTGGTTCTTCTATGGGAAAACTTAACCCTATTATTGAAAAGTATGCAAAAAACACTGCTTTAACTCGCTCTGAGATTATGCAATCTATGTCTTCAATGATGAAGATGAAGTTCACACCTGAACAAATGGATAAAGCTTTAGGAAGTGCAACTGATTTAGCTGTTTTTGGTAGGCAAAAAGGTAAAAAATACGGTCAAGCAATTGTGGAAGGTTTTGAAGGTTTGAGAATGGGAATCTCAAATAATACAAACAATATGGGTTGGCAAGAAAATATTGCAAAAGCTGAAGAAAAGTATGCAAACTCTATTGGTAAAACTGTTGAACAATTAACCGAACAAGAAAAAGCACTTGCTTATGTTGCATCTATGTCTCGTGAAGCTGCATATGCAACCGGTGATGCTGCAAAAGCACAAGACACTTTAGCGGGTTCAATTGACGCTTCAAACAAACAAACTCAAATTGCTCAAGAAGAAATTGGACAATCATTAACTCCGGCTTATAAATTATTTCATGAGACTGTTGCAAATTCTTGGTCAGGTTTAGCATTAATATTTAAAACAGTTGCATATTATGGAAGTTTAATTGGAGAAACTTTTGAAATCGCTGCAACACAAATGGCGGCTGTATTTAATATGGATTTTAAAGGTTTAGATGCTCAAATAGCTACTATTGCTGAAAAAGGAAGAATAGCAAGAGAAAAGATTATTGATGGTACTGGATATACTGCACAAGTAAAAGAAGATGGCAAGAAAGTTGATGAAACAAAAACAGATGATCCAAAGGAAAAATATAATAAAGCAAAAGAAGCTTATGAATTAATGATTACAGAAGCTGAAAAAGAAAGAAAATCAAAAAAAGATAAATATGATTTTGATTTACTTGATTACAAGAAACAACTTGATGACAAATTAATTTCACTTGCTGAATTTAAAAAGAAATCTGATGATATTTTAAATGAATCTCAAACTAATAATGATATTTTCTTTGGCAAACAAATTGCTGGTTTAAAAACATTGTTAGGTTATGGTGCAAAAGATAATCAAACTAAAATTGCAATTATTAATGCTGAAGGAAATAAAGATTCCGCAGATGCTGAAATTAAAAAGAAAAGATTAACTGTTTCACATACAAAATCAAGAAGTAGTGGTGGCGGTGGTGGAAGTAGTGGTGATTCTGTCATTGCTATTGCAAAAGCTGAATATGAATATCAAAAACAATTAAGAGATAATGAATTAGCAGAATTAGTTTCTATTAATCAATCAAAAATTAATTTAAGTTCTTATGCTTTTCAACAATTTAAAACAAGTGCAAAAGCTTATTATGATGAAGTAAAAAGATATGCAACTGAAGAATATGCAATGAAAAAAGCAAATCTTGAAAAAGATAAAGCTGGTTTATTAGCTGAACAAAAGAATCCAAAAAATAAAATTGATTCAATTAGAATTTCAAAAGAATTAGCAAATGTTACCACTGCTTTATCATTATCAGAAAACGAATATTATAATAAATTAATAGCGACTGGTATAGCTTTAGAAACATATAACAAAGGTCTTCAAAAAAATAAGGATTTAAAAGAAATTGATAACCAAAAAGCTGATTCAATGGCTGACTTATCAATAAAAGGATTTGATACTGAAAAAGATAAAAAAATGAGTCTTAAAAATGACCCATCTGGAGATGTACAAAATCAAATTGCTGTTGAGAATGCAAAATTTGATATTGATAGACAATATTTAAATAGAAAAAAATCTTATCTTCTTGAAAATGAAAAAGAAAACGCACAAGAGATTGCAAATATTGACCAGCAATTAAACGATTTAAAACGTGAACACATGGTTTCAAATGCTTCACTTCAAAAAGATTTATTCTTAGCTCAAAAAGGTGATTATTTAGAAACAATGGGTGTTTATAAATCTTCTCTTGCTACTTTCATCGCTGATAATGTTAAACATACAAAATCATTGAAAGAAACATTTAATGACTTTGCAAACAATATTCATAATAAATTAATTGAAATTGCAAGCAATAAATTAATGGAAAAGATTTTTGACGTTGATGCAGTCAAGAAATTTGCTGATGCTTTTGCTTCAAATTCAACTGGTTCTGAAACTGGTACAGGAATTCTTTCTTCAATTGGTGGTGGTTTATCAAGTTTATTTAGTGGTGGTTCTGGTGGTAGTGGTGGATTATTATCTTCTCTTGGAAGTGCTATTTCTAGTTTTATACCAAGTTTTGATGTTGGTACAAATTTTATTCCAGCGGATACATTAGCAGTAGTCCATAAAGGTGAAGCTATTGTTCCAGCAAAATATAATAATAGTGATACTTTTGGAAGTAAAAAACAATCACATAATTATAGTGTTAGTAATAACTTTATTATGCAAACTGCACCAGATCGAAGAACACAACAACAAATAGCAAGTTCAGTTGGTAATTCAGTAAGACAAGCTGGAAATAGAAAGTCATAAAAAAAGCCCCAATTAAGGGGCTTTTTTATTAGTCAATCATTTTACCATTTTCATCATAAAGTCCCATTCTTTTCATCCATTCGTCATAGTTTGGTTCTTTATGAATATCTAATGGTTTAACTTTAATTGTAGCTGCTATTTCTTGCAATCTTTTTATTTTATTTTGGTCAGTAATATAAATTTCTTTTGATTGCATTCTTTCTTCAATAGAAACATCAACTGCTTCAGAAAACATGCAATAAATTTCATTTCTTTCTGCTTCTCCAATTACATTTCCCAAACAACCAATATTTAAAAATCCATTTATTTTATAGTAGTCATGTTGTTTGTAGTCAACATAAATATAACCAGAATCTAATAAGTCTTCATTTAAATAATATTCAAAATAACAATATTCTTCTGTTGCAGAAAATACATATTTCTTTATGTTAGTAATTTCTTTGCTGTCATTATCTGAATATGTTATTTCTATTAAAACCTCTTGATTATCAACTTGATCTGAAAGACGCTTGAAAACATCTTCATTGCAATATCTTTGATTCATCAATTTTACAATTAAAGCACAAGTAACATATTCACCAGACTTTGCTTTAAATTCAAATTTAACTTTTTCATCAACTGTCAATTTGTTTTTAGATAAATTAACAATTTGAATTCTTTCTTTTTCTTGCAACTCTAAGAATTGCTTATAACTAAATGATTTTTCCATAATTATCTCCTTAATTTTATTATGTTCTATCTTAATATAATTCAAATTATCTTAATAGTCAAGTAAATTTTGATTATTGTTTAATTATTTTTATAATAAAAAGAAAAGAGAGAATTATGGATTACTTATTTGTAGATTTTTTAGAAGAACCAGTTTTTCCAGAAGGAATATCTTCTGCTGCAACTATTACAAAAGAATATGCAACTGTAACTGTTGCATCTAATAATGGTTCAGAACAAAGAAATAAAGTATTTGTTAATCATTTAAAAAGATTATCAATTTCTGGAGCAATGAGAACAATTGACGATGAAGAAAATACTGAAGATGAATATTCAATCATGGTTTTCAATCGTTTCTTTGATGCTGTTGGTGGTGATTACTCAGGCTTTAGAGTAAAGGTTTCTTCTGACTATGTTTGCACAACTTCTACTGGTTATTTAGAAAGTGGTTTTGGTACAGGAAAACCAGTTTATCAATTACAAAAGAAATATGGTTTAGGTGCTGCTTTTACTTTAAAACCAATAAAAAAACCAAATCCAGATGCTACTTTAAAAATTGTAAGAAGTGGTGTTGATTGCACTGTTGGAACAAACAGTGGACAAGTTTTAATTGACTATACAAAAGGTTTAGTGACATTTAAAGCAGATAAAGAATTAGTAATAACTAATATTTCTTTAGGTATAAATTGTGTTTTTACAACTCAATTGATACATGGTTTAGTAACTGGTACATATGTTTATTTAACTGGTTTAGGAACTAATCCATTAAATAATAATTCATTTCAAATTACCGTTTTAAGTGATTACACTTTCAGTCTTGAAGGTGTAACTAATAATCTTTTTGGCACTGGTAAAGCTTCAGTTTATCCACAACCAAACGAACCATTGAGATGGGACGGTGAATTTCACCATGCAATGAGATTTGATGGTTTTGCTCCAACATACAATAATGATGGAATGATACAAATTGAATCAATCAATTTGAAGGAATTAAGATTATGAAAAATATCACACAACAATTAAAAGATTATCTGGCTGGTGAAGCTCATACTTTATCAACTTGTTGGAAAGTTGAAAGATTAGATGGAAAAATATACACTTTTACAAATTTAGATAAAGATTTATTAATTGATAATTTATTATATTTATCAAGCAATTCATATGATGCATCTAATATTAAAACTTCTTCTCAATTATCTGTTGATAATATGGAATTAACAACTTTCTTAAAAAGAAAGAATTTAACTGTTTCTGATTTTGTTAATGCTGCAATTATTACTGAAGAAGATATTGCGTGAGGAACATGGGACTTAGCAAAAATATCAATTTTTATGGTTAATTACACTGATTTA